TCCCGTGGGTAACCCGGAGATCTGGGCCGCAAACGTTGCTCACCGTGAGGCGAACACTCGGGCGGCCGACGACTATGACTTCAAGGTCGCGGTCCGCAATACGATCATCAACCTCAACGAGTCGAACTTCACCGAAGCCGGCAAATTGCGAAAGGGTGTGAAGTACGCCAAGCCCCTGACAAAGACCGAGCGCGACCAGAATTTCAACGTGAACGGTTTGGTGGCTGGCAAGGACTACGTCGGCGGCCGGTTCCGGGCGAACTGGCACATATCGCTTGGCGTGGTAGAGAGCGTCACCTTTGATGAGGTTGACCCGAGCGGCGCCGAAACCACCGCTGCAATGGTTGCCGCGATGAGTGATTTCACCGCTGGCCAAATGGCCTACATCATCAACAACTTGCCCTACGCGATTCCGCTGGAGTTCGGCCACTCAACCCAGGCCCCCGGCGGCATGGTTCGGGTAACTGTGGCTCGCTTTCAGCAGATCGTGCTGGAGGCCATCAGGAACAACCAGGTATGAGTCATGCCATCATCGCCTCGATCTACGAGGCCAAGCTGATCGCCTGGAGCGCTGCCAGGTCGGAGAAGCTGAGGATCGTCTTCGAGAACACCGCCTATACGCCGGCGGCGGGCGAGACTTACCTTCGCGCCTTCACAATCCCGGGTGACACCGCGAGCAACACGCTCGGCGGCGATCACCGGCTCTACACCGGCGTGTTTCAGGTGAGCATCATCGCGCCGGCCGGTACCGGCAAGGCCAAGACGAATCCAATCGCAGCAGAACTGACAGATCTGTTCCCGCTATATGCCAGGGACACGAAGGGCGCGGTCACCGTGGTGACCATGTCGCCAGTTGACCCAGGGCCCGGCATCACAGGCGATTCAACTTATACCGTTCCAGTCTCGTTCTTGTACCGAGCCGACACCAACTGATCCCGCCCATTGGGCAACCCCGAGAACCCGTCATCGAGCGGGTTTTTTCATATCTGCAAAGAGGAAATACCCCATGGGCTACAAACTCCCGAACGGCGGCACCTTCCAGCACGCCGCAACCTACGCGACCGCACTGGCGTTCACTGCTATCAGCAACGCCGCCGAGGCCGTTGCCACTGTTGTCGGCGGCACCATCGCTGCCGGCGATATTGTTCTGCTGACGTCTGGCTGGAGCAAGCTGGATAGCAAGGTGGTGCGCGTGAAGGCAGCCACGGCAACGGCGATTACCCTGGAAGGCATCGACACTACCGACACGCAGGTCTATCCGGTCGCTGGCGGCGCGGGCACGATGCGCAAGGTGCTGACCTGGGTGCAGATCCCGCAAATCTCCGACGTGGCCTTCTCCGGTGGCGAACAGAACTACCTGGACGTGGTGTTCCTCGAGGATGACCAGGGCAAGCAGATCCCCACCGATAAATCCGCAGCAAGCATGGTGCTCACCATTGCCGATGACCCGGCCCAGGCATTCAACGGGGTGCTGTTGAAGGCGGACGCCGGCAAGCAGATCGAAGCGGCGCGCTTGAACCTACCCGGTAATGACACCCTGCTGTACGGCACCTACACGTCGTTCTCCAAGCAGCCAGCGGTGTCCCGCAACAACCTGTTGACCCGAACCGTTAGCTTGGCGTTGCAGGCCGAGCCGACCCGCTACCTGACTGCGGCGGTGTAACCCATGGCTAAGATCCGTATTGCGCAAAAGGCTACGTTCAATGCGCCCGTGCTGATCCCGATCGTCGGCAGCGAACCCGAGAAGGTCGAGTTCACTTTCAAGTACCGGGATCGCACCGAGCTTGCCGCTCTGTTCGATGAATGGAACGAGGCGCGGAACAAGGCGCGGGCCGCGCTGGGCGACAAGCCTTCTTGGTCGGAAGTGGTCGCAGTGGACACCGAGCAGCAAACCCAGCAGATCAAGGACCTGGTGGTAGGCTGGGGCTTCGATGACGAATACAACGACGACAACATCGTCGCATTCGTGAAGTCCTGCCATGGTGCCGCCGAGGCGGTCGTTAAGGCCTACGAAAGCGCATACAGCCAGGCCCGCCTGGGAAACTGACTGACGCCGCCCGCGCGATGTACTCGCCGAGTGTGCCCGACACGATTATCGGCATGTTCGGTCTTGCCCCTGGCGACCTGGTTGAGGAAGTGGAGGTCTGGCCCTGCAACTGGCCGGCCTTCCTCCTGTTCAACCGAATGTCTACCCAGTGGCGAGCAGGCACCGGCGGCGCGATCGGTCTCGACTACAGCTGCATCCGCGACGTGGCCGGCTTCCTCGGCATCAAGAAAAAGAAACTCGCTGAAATTTTCCATGACCTTCAGGTGTTGGAAGGCGAAGCCCTGCGCGTCATGGCTGAGGAAAGGGAAAACAGCCCGTAATCACGGGCACTTATTCAAGGTGAGTCGATGAACATTGCAGAACTCGGCGTCAAGATCGACTCGGCCGATGCGATCCAGGCCAAAACAAGCCTGGAGGAGATGGCCAAGGCCGGCGGCCGGGCCGAGCAGTCCGCCGTCTCGCTGATGAACGAAATGGAGGCGCTGGAAAAGTCGCTTTCGACCAGCGCCAAAACCACCCAGGATCTGGCAAAGCAGCGTGACGCTCTCGCCAAGCTGACCAAGACCGGCGCCTATGGCGAGGCAGAAGCGGCGAAGATCTCCGCGCAGCTCGACAAGCAGCAGGTGGCCCTGGCCAAGTCTGCAATGGACGAGCAGAAGGCCTTAAACAGCTTGCTGGGGGCGATTGACCCGGCCCGTGGCGCGCTGGCCAAGCTGGACACGCAGGTCGAGCAACTGGGCAAGCACCTGGACGAGGGGCGCCTGAGTCAGGACGACTACAACAAAGCCCTGGGCAATATCGACAAGGACTATGCCAAGCTCGAAAAAACCGCCACCGGTTTCGACAAGCTGCGCCTCGGCACCCGCCAGGCGCAGGAAAACGTTACGCAGCTTGGCAACGCGCTGTCTTCTGGTGACTGGGGGAGCGGTGTTCGTGCTGTTCTTCAGCTTGGCGCAGGTGCTGGCGCATCAGCCGCCGGCCTATTGGCCATGCTGGCGCCTATTGCCCTTGCGACAGGCGCTGTCGCCGCTCTTGGGGTCGCCTACTACAAAGGCAGCGAAGAGCAGGACAAGTACAACAAATCACTGATCCTCACCGGCAACTATGCTGGAGTTAGCGCAGGGCAACTGGGCGACATGGCACGGCAGGTCAGCGCAACCGTGGGCACCACCGGCCAGGCTGCTGCGGTTCTCGCGCTGCTGGCCGACAACGGCAAGATCGCTGGCGAGAGCTTCACTGGCATCACCCAGGCCGCTGTGTCGATGCAGGAAGCCACGGGCAAGGCGGTGAGTGAGACAGTCGCCGAGTTTTCCAAACTGGCCGACGACCCGGTCAAGGCGTCCGCCGCGCTGAACGAGCAGTACCACTACCTGACAGCTTCGGTTTACTCGCAGATCACGGCGCTGGAAGAGCAGGGCGACCACGCTGGTGCGGTAAAGCTGGCGACCGAGTCTTACGCTGACGCGATCAACGAGCGCACCCCGAAGATTCTGGAAAACCTGAGTTTCTGGGAGAAAGGCTACAACGCCGTAGCGCGCGCCGCCGATAACCTCAAGAATCTCGGTCGGCCAGACATCGGCGCCGATATCGAACAGGCGCGCCGTGACCTGGCCGAAGCCCAGAAGGGCAACGTTGGTGTCTTCCAAAATAAACAGGTGATGGTCGATTACTACACTAACCAGTTGAACATGCTGGAGGATCAAAAGGCCGCGCAAGCCGATATCGCCAAGTGGGAGAGCGAGCAAGCGAAAGCGCAGGGCGATGCAGTGTCGTCCATGGCGAAAATCGACGCACTGACCAAATCGTCATGGACGAATGAGCAGAAGCGCACCGAGGCAATCAAGGAGTACAAGCAGCAGCTCGAAGACATCCGCAAGGTCGACCCGAAGGATTCTCGCCTCGATCAGGCTGCGATCGACAAGAACATCTCCAACATCAGCGACAAGTTCAAAGATCCGAAGGCCTCGGGTTCTCAGGTCGACCTGACCGGCTTCAACGACGCCAAGAACAGCCTCGCGGCCATCGCCGCGGACTACAAAAACTACCAGAAGGAACTGGACGCGGCGCAGAAGGACGGCCTGGTATCCGAGGCCGACTATCTGCTGCGCCGCCAGGCCCTGATCGGCAACGAGCGAGATCAGGTGACGGCAGCCTACGAGGCGGAGATCACCGCGCTGGAGGCCGCCAAGGGCAAGAAGACCACGTCGGCCGCGCAAAGCATCCAGCTGGACCAAAAGATCGCCGATGCGCGCGCAGGGATGGTCAAGGCGCAGAAGGATGCCGACAGCCAGCTTGAAGTGTTGGCCACCAACGAGGCCGGGCGCCTTGCCAAGCAGGAGCGCGCGATCAGCACCTACATCCAGGCGCTGGGGCAGCAACAGCGAGCACTTGAATTGGCTGGCCAGCGCGCAGTACTCGGCGTGGGCCAGGGTGATCGCCAAAACGCGCTCAGCGGCGAGCTGAACAGCCAGCAAGATCGGTTTGCTCAGCAGTCCCTGGAGTTGGCCAACCAGAAGTCCGACCCGTCGCGGAACATGTCGGAGGAAGAGTTCAAGCGAAAATCTCAGGCGCTCGCCGATGCGAACAAGGCAGCGACTGACCAGATCCGGCAGAACTACGCGGATGTGGAAGCCGCCCAGGGCGATTGGACGAAGGGCGCGACGGCAGCTTGGGACAATTACCTGGACTCGGCGCGAAACATCGCCGGCCAGACGAAAAGCCTGTTCGGCAACGCCTTCAGCTCCATGGAGGATTCGCTGGTCAACTTCGCCGTTACAGGCAAAGCGTCGTTCGCGGACTTCACCAAGTCGATTTTGGCGGACATGGCGCGCATTGCGACACGTCAGGCCAGTTCCGCTTTGCTAGGCAGCCTGGTGGGGGCGGCGGCGAGTTACTTCGGCGGCAGTGCCGCCGGCGGCAACGGGCTGGCGGCCGGGTCTGCTGGCGCTGCATCTTCCAATCTTGGCGCTTCAGCGGGTGGCTACTCCGGTAGCTACTTCCCGCAAGCCATGGGCGGCGCCTGGTCGGGCGGCGTGCAGATGTTCGCCGACGGCGGCGCGTTCACCAACTCCATCGTCAGCAAGCCCACGGCGTTCGGTATGGCCAACGGCAAAACCGGGGTCATGGGTGAGGCAGGGGAAGAGGCGATCATGCCCCTGACCAGGACGTCCAGCGGCAAGCTCGGCGTTATGGCCATGGGCGGTGGCGGGGCGGGCGCA